TTGGCGGGGAACAGGCTCGTCGCAGAGCGCCTCATGGATCTTCTTCTGGTCGAGATCGGAACGGCGGAAGCGGTTTTCGAGGAAAATGGTCCTGAACCAGAGGCTGAGAGTCGATCGAAGGGAACGACGCGGCGCTCCGGCACCAAGGAGCGGATCGAGACCATCGGGCTTCTGGCCCGCACGCTCGAAAAGCTCATCGATCTGAAGCGGCTGGAAGCGGATGAGGGCCCGGATGGGCAGGAGGGGCCGGAGACAGAGCGGCTTCGCGACGAACTTCTTCGGCGTTTGAAACTCATGGAGCGGCGGCGTTTGGACGCGGCGCTGAAGGCCATGGTCGCGGAAGGGGCACCGGCCGATGGGGGGTGAGCGGTCCTCGGCCGGCTCCTTCACGAAGCGAACCGCGGACGAGACGCGATATTGGGACAAGGTGCGGAGCGTCGTCGACGGGTATTCCGGCGACGTGGCCCGCCAAGCAATGCCGCGCTGGGCAGAGATCGCGCGAGCCGAGCAGCTTCCGCCGCAGGGCGATTGGCGCAGCTGGCTGCTGATTGGGGGGCGCGGCTCGGGCAAGACGCGGGCGGGCGCCGAATGGGTGCGCGCTTTGGCGATGGGGGAGACGCCGTTTGCGTCCGGCCCTCATACGCGGATCGCATTGATCGCCGAGACGCTTGGCGATGCGCGCGAAGTGATGATCGAGGGCGAAAGCGGGCTGAAGGCGGTGTGTTTCACCGAGGCGCCGACCTATGAGGCGAGCCGACGCCGTCTCGTCTTTCCCAATGGGGCGGTGGCCCAGATCTTCTCGTCCGAAGATCCCGATTCGGTGCGCGGCTACCAGTTCGACGCCGCCTGGGGCGACGAACTCGGCAAATGGGTCAAGGCCGAGGAGACGTTCGACAATCTGATGTTGGCGCTGCGGCTTGGAGAGAAGCCGCGCGTTTTGTTCACGACGACCCCGCGGCCGGTGCCTGTGCTTGAACGGCTGATGGCAGAACCTGGAACGGCCGTCCAACGCATGCGCACGGCGGATAATGTCGCCAATCTCGCCCCAGGCTTCATGGCTGCGATGGAAGCCCGTTACGGTGGAACGCGGCTCGGCCGGCAGGAACTCGACGGAGAGATGCTGTCGGCGCGCGAGGATGCGTTGTTCGAACGCGACACCATCGAGCGGGGCCGGGTGAAGGCACCGCCGCCGCTCGGTCGGATTGTCGTCGCCATTGATCCGCCGGCCACCTCGACACAGAAAAGCGATGCTTGCGGAATTGTGGCGGCCGGCCGAGACGGGACAGGCGTCATCTATGTTCTGGCTGATCGGAGCCTGCGCGGGGCCAAGCCGCCCCAATGGGCCAAAGCCGCCGTCGCGCTCTATGATCGGCTCGGCGCCGACCGCATCGTCGCCGAGGTCAATCAGGGCGGCGACATGGTGGAAGCGGTTCTGCGCACGGTGCGCGCCGATATCCCCGTCGAGTGCGTGCGCGCCAGCCGCGGCAAATGGGTGCGGGCTGAGCCTGTGGCCGCGCTCTACGAGCAGGGGAAGGTGCGCCATGTGGGGCTCTTCCGCGAGCTCGAAGACGAGATGGCCGATTTCGGCCCCGATGGACTGTCCGGCGGACGTTCGCCCGATCGGCTCGATGCGCTGGTCTGGGCGGTGACGGCCCTGTCGGGCCTCGAAGCGGTGCCGCGCATCCGGGCGTTCTAAAGGACATCGCGGTTCAGATCACTTGGAGCGAAATGCGGTACATCGGGATCGCAATTCCGCTCTAAACCCTTGTTTTGCCGCATGATGTGATCGGAAATGTCATGCAGCTTTTCCGATCACATCATGCTCTCAACGAGTAGGAGGTCCTGATGGGGCTGAGACGGGCGATCGCCGAACTCTTCGGCGGGGAGGGCCATGCGCGTGGCAAGGAACGCGCGAACGGGCCGCAGGAACGGAAATCGGCAGGGCCCCTCTCCGCAGGGGCCTTTCTTTTGACCCGGGAGGGGAGCGTCGGCCCCTTTGCCCAAAGCTTCGAGGCCTTGTCGCGAACGGGATATATGGCCAATCCGGTCGTCCATCGCTGCGTTCGCCTTCTGGGTGAAGCGACCGGGGCTCTCGTCTTCCTCGCCTATCGGGGCGCGGAGGAGCTCGATGCGCATCCGGCGCTCGATCTCTTGCGCCGGCCGAACGGCGTGCAGGACAAGGCGACCTTTCTGGAGCGGCTCTGCGGGCATCTAATGCTGTCGGGAAGCGCCTATGTGGAATGGGTCGGCGGCGATGAGACGCCGCCTGCGCTGTTTCTTTGGCGACCCGACCGAGTCCGGGCGATCGCAGGTAACGATGGCTGGCCGGAGGCCTATGAATATCGCATTGGATCGAGCCTCCGGCGGATCGCGGCCGAGCCAGAGGGGGCGCGGCCTTCGCGGCTTCTGCCCATCCATCTCTTCCACCCGCTGTCGGATCAGGATGGGTTCGCGCCGCTTGCCTCGGCCTCGGCCGCCGTCGAGCTTCACAATGCGGCGGCGCGCTGGAACACCGCGCTTTTGAAGAATTCGGCAAGACCCTCGGGTGCGCTCGTCTACAAACCGGCGGACGGGGCCAATCTCAGCGCCGAACAGTTCGAACGGCTGAAGGCCGAGTTGGAGACCGGTTATCAGGGCGCGAGCGCGGCGGGGCGGCCGATGCTCCTTGAAGGGGGGCTCGACTGGAAGACGATGGCCCTTTCGCCGAAGGACATGGATTTCATGGAGGCGCGCCATGGGGCGGCCCGCGACATCGCGCTGGCTTTCGGTCTGCCGCCCATGCTGCTCGGCATCCCCGGCGACAACACCTATGCCAATTATGCCGAGGCGAACCGGGCCTTTTACCGCCTGACGGTTCTGCCCTTGGCGAGGCGGCTCTGCTGCGCTCTCGGCGGTTTTCTCGGCGATCATTTCGAAGAGCCGGGCCTGCGGCTCGACATCGACCTCGACGCGGTGGAAGCGCTTTCCAACGAGCGCGACGCGCTCTGGGAGCGGGTTGGCAAGGCCGATTTCCTGAGCCGCGAGGAGAAGCGGGAAGTTGTCGGCTTCGGTCGCACGGGGTGAAAGAAGCCCGGCGAACTTGAATCGCTCAGACACAAAAATGGCGGCACCTCAAGAGGAGGTTGCCGCCAAAAACTGCCACGACATCAAGATTTCAGGACAGGTGTAATCGTGCAACAGGTATCTCGAATTGTCAAGGCATTTGAGGAAACACCTCAATGACCATGGAATCCGCACCTCTTCTGACCCTGTGGGGCGCCAAGCTCGCGGGGGCCGCTGCAGGGTCGGCGATCTCGGTCGCCTATCTCCTGCCCAAGAGCCGGCGGGAAGCGGCGACGCGCTTTCTCATCGGTCTCGTGACTGGCGTCGTCTTCGGGGCACCAGCTGGGTTGATGCTGGCCGATCGGCTCGCCCTGAACGACCTCCTGGGACCGGAAGAGATGATCGTGATGGGATCGGCCGCAGCCAGCCTCTGTGCCTGGTGGGCGCTCGGCGTTCTCGGGCAGCTGGCGGATAGTTTCGGCCGCGACGGACCCTTACGCGCCGTCGTGACCGGCGCCGAAACACAGCGTGCGGGAGACCGGCGCGAATGAGTGCCTTGCGTGACGCGGGGCGCCGGCCGCCGCTGCTGATCCGAGGCTATGCGGCGCTCTTCGGCCGGCCTGACTTGTCCGGCGACGTCATCGAACCCGGCGCTTTTCTGGCTTCCCTAGTCAGGAGAGGAGCCGGCGGGGTGCGGATGCTGTGGCATCACGATCCCGCCCGTCCTCTCGGTCGCTGGACCGCGATCAGCGAAGACCGGACGGGGCTCTTCGTCGAGGGTCTGCTCGCGCCCTTCAGCCAGGCGGGCGAAGAAGCGGCGGCGCTGATCGCGGCGGGAGCGCTCGACGGGCTGTCGATCGGCTTCAAGACGCGGCTCGCACGCAAGGCGAATGCGCCGGCCCGGCGCCGGCTCGTCACCATCGATCTCTGGGAGGTCTCGCTCGTCTCTTTCCCCATGCAGGAAGGCGCGCGGCTAACCGTTACGGGGAGCGGCCAGGTTCCGGCACCGAAATCGGTCTCGCGATCGATGTCGCCCTGAGCGATGTCCGCTCTCGCGCACCACCACTGATCGATCCGCGATTTTTCCACAACCGACACGCGCCCGCTTGGGTCGTCCAAGCGGCGGCGGCTGGCGCGCGTCCCTCTTTCTCGCAATAAAGGAGCTTTCTGCCCATGACCGACAGCCACAACGCCCCTGAAACCAAGGCGCACAGCTTGGAGGCCCATGCGGAGCACGACCGCATGATGCAGATCTTCGAGAGCTTCCGCGAAGCCAATGACGAACGCTTCGCCGAAATCGAAAAGCGGATGAACGGCGATGTCTTGAGCGAGGAAAAGGTCGACCGCATCGCCAAGGCGCTTGACGAGCAGGAACGCCGTGTGGAGCGCCTGGCGATGAAGTCGATGCGCCCGGCGATGGGCCGCGACGAGACCGGTGATGCCGGCCGGCCGAGCGAACGCCGGCAGGCCTTCGAGGCCTATATGCGCGGCGGCGACGAGACCGCGCTTCGGCGCCTGGAAGCCAAGGCGATGTCGCAAGGAACAGGCGCCGATGGGGGTTTCCTCGTGCCCGACGAGACCGAGACGGAGATCGGCCGGCGCCTGGCCGCGATCTCTCCGGTCAGATCGCTCGCGGCGATCCGCACGGTGTCGGGTTCGGTCCTGAAGAAGCCCTTCGCCATCACCGGCGCCCAGACCGGCTGGGTGGGCGAGACCGATCAACGGCCCGAGACGAGCGCGCCGCAACTTGCCGAACTGACCTTCCCCACCATGGAACTCTACGCCATGCCTGCGGCGACCAACGCGCTTCTCGACGATGCGGCGGTCGATATCGACCGCTGGATCGGCGAAGAGGTGGAGCAGGCCTTCGCCGCCCAGGAAAGCAAGGCCTTCGTCACCGGCGACGGCGTCAACAAGCCGCGCGGTCTGATGAATTATCCGGTGGTCGACGAGAGCGCCTGGGGTTGGGGCAAGGTGGGGTCGGTCAAGACCGGCGCCGATGGCGGCTTTGCGGCCGGCACGGCGGCCGACGCGCTGATCGACCTCATCTATTCGCTGAAGGCCTGCTATCGCCAGAATGGCGCTTTCATGATGAACCGCCGCACGCAAGGCCTCGTGCGCAAGCTGAAGGATGGGGATGGCAACTATCTCTGGCAGCCGCCTTCGGCGGTGGGTGCGCGGGCGAGCCTGATGGGCTTTCCTGTCGTCGAGGCGGAGGACATGCCGGACCCGGCGGCGGGCGCGAATGCCATCCTCTTCGCCGACTTCCAGCGCTTCTATCTGATCGTCGACCGCCAGGGCGTGCGCGTCCTGCGCGATCCCTATTCGGCCAAGCCTTATGTCCTCTTCTACACGACCAAGCGCGTCGGCGGGGGCATTCAGGACTTCGATGCCGGCAAGGTTCTGACCTTCGCCGCCTGATCGTCAGCCGTCGAAGACCCCGGTCGCCGAAAGGCGGCCGGCTGTCGGTGGCTTGTCCCATTTTTTCCAAAGGTGTTTCCGTGACCCTGACCGATCTCGGCGGCGGCGAGCCGCCGGTCACCCTGTCCGAGGTCAAGTCCTGGTGCCGCATCGAGCGGGACGACGAGGACGCGACGCTCACTCTTCTCATGCGGGCAGCGAGCGAAACCGTCGAGGCCGCGCTCGACGTCGCGCTCTTCCGGCGTTCGTTTCGGCTTGTTCTAAGCCATACGCCCGATTGCGGGAGGATCGCACTTGCCAAAGGGCCGGTCGTCTCAGTGACGCGTGTGAGTGCCTATGACACGGCCGGAGCCGAGACGGTGTTCGACGCGCAAACCACGATCCGCATCGAGCCGGGTGGCATGGCGCTTCAGTTCGATCCGACGGTCCTGGCCGCCGGCGCCGGCGGCATCACGATGGAATTCGAGGCCGGGCCCGCTCCATCCGAGGTCTCGGCCGAGATCAAGCGCGCCATTCTGGCCGTGATCGCGACCTTCTACGAGGCGCGGTCCATGCTCGGATCGGGACGTGATCGATCGGACGAGGGCGCTTCACCGGGCATGGCGGGGCTTGTTCAGGGCCGGCGCCGGGTGCGTCTCCTATGAGCCCGTTGCAGCTCGATCCCGGACGCCTGTCGCGCCATGCGCGTCTCGAAGAGCCCGTCGAGGTCTCGGACGGGATGGGCGGGGCGAGCACCGTCTGGCAGACGGTGCGCTCGCTCTCGATCGCTTTGGAGCCGGTCGGCGCCTCCCGGCGCGAGCGGTTCGAGCGTCATCAGGCAGAGACGCGGTTTCGCGTCATCTGCCGAGCGGCGGGCGATATTCTGCGCGGGCGACGCTTTTCCTTCGCGACGCGAAATCTGCTGATCGAGACGGTTCGCGATCTCGACGAGACCGGGCGCTACCTGACCTGCCAATGCGTCGAGGAGACGTGATGAATCTTGATCAAGACGCGAGGGGCGACCTGTGAAATTGACGGCTCAACTCGATCTCTCGGCGCTGTCCAGCCTGGCCGCGAAGGGCGGCTTGAAGAAAGAAGATACGGGCGACCCGGATGACGACGAGCGCTGGATGAAGGGCCTACCGAAGACCTCGTCCTTCCGCTCCGCCGCGGAGGGGATGCAGGCGCCCTTCGGCTCGTCCGATCCCTTCAACGACGGCGAGGCGCACACAATCGCTTGATGAGGGCGAATGCGAAACGATTAAGCAAGCTTTTCTCGAAGCGCGTGGCTGGAAAGTCCCTGCGCTTCACGACATATTTCGGACTGGAAATTTTCGCGAGATGTCTCGGAACGGGAGACTTTAGCAGAATGGCGCATCCAAGCTCAGAGTTGCAGAAGACGATTTTCGAGACGCTGACCGGCGACCGGTCGCTGACGAGCCTTCTCGGAGGGCCCAAGGTCTTCGATCGCCGGCCCGAGCGCATCGCCTTCCCTTATCTGACCCTCGGCCGCACGGCCGTCGTCGACTGGTCGACGGGGACCGAGGACGGGTCGGAACACATTCTCACCCTGCATGTCTGGGCCAAGGGCGGCGGCAAGCAGGAGACCTACGAGATCATGGACAAGGTTTCGGAGCGGCTGAACGGGGCCAATCTGCCTCTGGAAGGCCATCACCTCGTGAACCTGCAACTGCAATTTGCCGAGGCACGCCAGGAGACGGACAGCGCGACCTATCACGGTATCCTGCGCTTTCGGGCGGTGACCGAACCGGTGGCCTGACCGGCCGGGTCCCGCTCTCTTGAAAAGGGGCGCGGGGAAGGACGCAAGACAGACGATGCCTTTCAAGGGGCGGCCTTCACGGTCGCCCTTTTTTGTTTTTGAAATGATGAAGAGCGGAGCCGAACATCATGGTCGCCCAGAGAGGCAAGGACTTTCTCCTGAAGATGGACGAGGCCGGCGGCGGCACCTACACGACCGTCGCCGGCCTGCGCAGCCGCCGGCTCGCCTTCAATGCCGAAACGGTGGACGTCACCGATACCGAGAGCGTCGGGCGCTGGCGCGAGCTTCTGGGCGGTGCCGGCGTCCAGCGCGCTTCGATCTCGGGAAGCGGCATCTTCAAGGATGCGGCGTCCGACGCCGATCTGAGGCGTGTCTTCTTCGAGGGGCGGATCGCGGCGTTCCAGGTGCTCGTGCCCGATTTCGGCACCGTCTCCGGGCCTTTTCAGGTGAGTGCTCTGGAATATGGCGCCGAGCACAATGGCGAGGTCACTTTCGAGATCGCGCTCGAATCGGCCGGCGTGCTCGCCTTCGAGGCGGCATGACGATGGGGGCGCACAAGGAAAGACGCGCGCTGGCCGCCAATCTGCGGCGCGGCGAGATCGCCGCGATGATCGACGGCACCCCGCGCCGCCTGTGTCTGACCCTCGGCAGTCTGGCCGAACTGGAAGAGGCTTTCGCGGCCTCCGATCTGGCGGCCCTCACGACGCGCTTTTCCAGCGGACGGCTTTCGGCACGTGACCTGATGGTCGTGATCGCCGCCGGCCTCAGCGGGGCTGGCGAGCGGACCGAGGCGGAGGAGGTCGCGGCGATGCGCTTCGAGCGCGGTGTCGCGGGGGCGGCCGAAATCGCCGCGAAGCTCTTGGAAGCGGCGTTCGGCGGCGGCGGCGAGGCGATGGGCGAGGCAAGCCAGGGTCGCCCCGCAAACCCTTCGAGGCCGTGACCGGCGTTGGGCAACCGGTCGCGGCCTTTCCCTGGGACGAGATCATGGGCTTTGCCTTCGGCCATTGGCGGCTTTCGCCGGCCGAATTCTGGGCCTCGACCCCGCGTGAGATCGCCGCTGCGATCGCGTTTCATCGCGGTCGTAGCGGGCACTTGGACGCCCCGTCCATGAGCGATCTCGCCGCCCTCATGCAACGCTATCCCGACACACCATAAGGAGGTCCAGCCGATGGCGCGGGACGAGACCCTGCATATGCGCATGACGGCCGATACCGACGAGGTGGCCGCTGCGCTCGACGATCTGTCGCGCCGGGCAAATGCCTTCGGCTCGGCGCTGACGTCGGCCCTGAAGGGTGCGGTGACCGGCGGCAAGTCGCTGGATCAGGTGCTTCAAGGGTTGGCACGCCGGATGACCGACATGGCGCTCGACGCCGCTCTCGCGCCCTTGTCGAAGCTCATTGGCGGGGTGGCCGAAAATGCCTTCGGAGCCCTTGCCGGCGCCTTTTCCGGCAGCGGCGCGAAGGTGACGCCCTTCGCGCAAGGGGGTGTCGTGGCGAGCCCGTCCTTCTTTCCCCATGGTGGCGGGCTCGGGCTGATGGGTGAAGCCGGCGCGGAAGCGATCCTTCCCCTGCGGCGCGGCACCGATGGGCGCTTGGGCGTCGCCGCGCCGATGGGGCGCCCAGGGGGCGCATCCGTGGTCTTCAATGTGACGACCCAGAATGCCGACAGCTTTTTGAAGGCCGAGACGCAGGTTCAGGCGATGCTCGCCCGGGCTGCCGGCCGGGGCCGGCGCGGGCTCTGACATGGCGCGCGCGGCATTTTCCGAGGAGCGTTTTCCGGCCCGCGTCGCCTTCGGGGCGAGCGGCGGACCGGAGCGCCGGGTCGAGATCGTGCGCCTGTCGACCGGTTTCGAGCATCGTAATCAGCGCACCGCCCATGCCGTGCGCCGCTACGACGCCGGATCGGGGGTGAAGAGCCTTGCCGATCTTGCCGAAGTCGTCGCCTTTTTCGAGGCAAGGCGCGGACGGTTGGTCGGGTTTCGCTTTCGCGATCCTCTCGACTGGCATTCGGCAGCCTTCGGACAGCCGGTCACCGCCTTCGACCAGATGATCGGGAGCGGCGACGGTGTCACGACGCGGTTTCCCCTGATCAAACGCTACGGTGCCGACGAGGCCGCTTATGAACGGCCGATCGAAAAGCCGGTGGCCGGCAGTCTGAAGGTCGGGCTCGCTTGGCAGGAGCGGCAGAGCGGATTTGCACTGGACACCCTGTCGGGCGCCATCGTCTTCGAGAGCCCGCCTGGGGAGGGCGTGCCAATCACCGCCGGCTTTTCCTATGACGTGCCGGTCCGTTTCGACATCGACCATCTTGCCGTCAATGTCTCGGCCTTCGAGGCCGGCGAGATCCCCACCATCCCACTTATCGAAATCCGCCCATGAGACCGTTTTCAGACGCGCTTATCGCGGCCCTTGAGGGGCCGGCGACGACGCTTGCCCATGGCTGGCGATTGACGCGCCGCGACGGTCTCGTTCTCGGCTTCACCGATCACGACGAGGCTTTGACTTTTGCCGGCACGCGCTTTGCGGCGCGAACCGGCCTCTCGGCGAGCGAAGCCGAGAGCGAGACCGGGCTCGCTGCAACGACCGGAGAGGTGGCCGGCGCCCTGTCGTCCGATGCGGTGACCGAGGTGGACATTCTGGCCGGGCGTTATGACGGGGCGAGGGTCGAGACCTTCCTGGTCGACTGGATGGAGCCCGAGGCGGTACACGGTCTCATCGGCGTTCATCACATCGGCGAGGTCAAGCGGGGCGATCTCGCCTTCACGGCCGAGCTGCGATCGAGAACCACCGAGCTCGACCGGGTGCGCGGGCGGCTCTATCGGCGGCGCTGCGACGCGGTCTTCGGCGATGGGCGATGCGGTGTGGATCTGGCCGCGAGAGGGTTCCGCGTCGAAGCAAGCGTCGTCTCGGGTGAGGAAGCGAGCGTGACGCTGGCCTGCGACTTCGCAAGCGATCCTCGGCGCTATGTTTTCGGCTCCTTCGACGTGCTCTCCGGGGCGCTGGAAGGCCTGACCCGTGAAATCGTTTCGGCCGACAAGCGGCTCGACGGGACGCTGCGGCTCGGTCTCGACGAGCCTTTGCCGGAAGCCTTGTCCGCCGACGATCGGGTGCGGATCGGGGAGGGCTGCGACAAGCGCTTCTCCACCTGCCGCGACCGTTTTGCCAACGGACTGAACTTTCGTGGCTTTCCGCACATGCCGGGCACCGATGCGGCGCTGAAGGTCGCCAAGAGCGACGAGGCCCATGACGGCCGGCCCTTGGTGCCGTGATGGAGGTGGAAATGTCCGATCACGCCGATCGTTCGGGACAGCTCTGCGCCGAGCCCGATCAGGTTCTGGCTCTCGCCCATGGTTTTATCGGCACGCCCTATCGTCATCAGGGCAGCCGCGCCGGGGTCGGCTGCGATTGTCTGGGTCTCATTCGGGGTGTCTGGCGCGGGCTTTTCGGCGCCGAGCCGGAGAGCGTCGAGCCCTATCGTCCTGATTGGTACGCCCATGACCGGCACGAGCGTCTGCTGGAGGCGGCCGAGCGCCATCTTGTAGAGCGGTCTTATCGCGATCCGGCGCCCGGCGATGTCGTCCTCTTTCGCTTTCGAGCGGAAAGGCCCGCGACCCATTGCGGCGTTGCCGGTGTGAGCGGGACCCTCATCCACGCCTATGAGCGTAGCGCGGTGGTCGTCTCGGTCCTGCCGGATGCGTGGCGGCGACGGATCGCCGGCATTTTCGCTTTTCCCGCTGATCCAACGAGCTGAGGCCGCTATGGCGACGATACTCCTGCAATCGGTGGGCAGCGCGCTCGGCGGCATGCTCGGTGGGCCGGTCGGGGCAATCCTCGGCCGGGCGGCGGGCGGGCTGGCGGGCGCGGCGATCGACACTGCGCTGTTCTCGCCCACCCAGAAGCGCGAGGGCCCGCGCCTTGGCGCGACCCGCATCATGGAGGCCGACGAGGGCGCGGGCATTCCGCGCGTCTACGGCACGGCGCGCATTGCCGGTCAGGTGATCTGGGGAACGCGCTTCGAGGAGGAGAGCGAGACCGAGCGCCAGGGTGGGAAGGGCGGCGGTGGCGGGGTCGAGGTGACCACCTACAGCTATTTCGGCAATGTCGCCGTCGGTCTCTGCGAGGGGCCGATCGCCGGCATCCGCCGCATCTGGGCCGATGGCGAGGAGATCGATCAGGCCGACCACCAGATCCGTGTCTATCGCGGCGACGAGACCCAAGGTCCCGATCCGCTGATCGAGGCGAAGCAAGGCGCGGGCAACGCGCCGGCCTATCGCGGCCTCGCTTATGTGGTCTTCGAGCGCTTGGCGCTGGAGCGTTGGGGCAATCGCATTCCGCAGATCTCCTGCGAGGTGCTTCGCCCGATTGGTGACCTGGAACGGGCGATCGAGGCGGTGACGATCATTCCAGGGGCAACCGAACATGGGCTTGACCCAGCGGCGGTGCGCGAGCGGCTTGGCCCCGGCGAGGATCGGCTGATCAATCGCAATGTCACCTTCGGCGATTCGGATTGGCTCGCCTCGATCGACGAGCTTCAGATGCTGGCGCCCGGCCTGAAGCGCGCGGCCTTGGTCGTCGCCTGGTTTGCCGACGATCTGCGCGCCGGGCATTGCAACATCATGCCGGGCGTCGAAATCCGGCAGCGCGACGAAAGCGAGCCATGGCTCGCCGGGGGTTGCGATCGGGAGAGCGCAAGGCTGATCAGCCGGATCGAGGGCTCACCGGCCTATGGCGGCACGCCGAGCGATCGGGGCGTCTTGCGCGCGCTCGGCGATCTGAAGCGGCGGGGCCTCTTCGTCACCCATTACCCCTTCATGCTGATGGATATCCCAGTGGGCAACGGCCTCGCCGATTCGTATGGCGGCGACGAGCAGCCGCCTTATCCCTGGCGCGGGCGCATGAGCCTCGATCTCGCCGAGACGATGGCGGGGACGACCGATCGCACGGCTGCGGCGCGCTCCGATATCGAGGCCTTTGTCGGCACCGCCGGTCCAGCGGACTTTGCCTGGGAGGGCGACCGGCTCGCCTATCGAGGGCCGGCGGAATGGTCCTATCGGCGGATGATCTTCCATCAGGCCCATCTGGCTGCGAAGGCCGGTGTCGACGCCTTCGTCATCGGCTCGGAAATGCGCGGGCTGACGCGCCTTCGGGACGGGGAGGGGCGCTTTCCCTTCGTCGAGGCGCTGCTCGCCATCGCCGAGGACGTCAAAGCGCTCCTGCCGCAGGCGATAGTCACCTATGCCGCCGATTGGAGCGAATATGCCGCCTATCGGCCCCAGGACGGCTCGGGCGACCTCTTCTACAATCTCGACACGCTCTGGGCCTCGCCCGCGATCGACGTCGTCGGTATCGACAATTATCTGCCGCTGACCGATTGGCGAAGCGGCGGAGAGAAGGGAGCGTCAACGCCGTCCCCTTATGACCGCTCGGCGCTCGCGGAAAAGATCGCCGGCGGTGAGTGGTTCGACTGGTTTTACGAAACCGACGCCGATCGGGAGGCCGGCATCCGCACGCCGATCACCGACGGGGTCGCTGGCAAGCCCTTCGTCTATCGCGACAAGGATCTTCGTGGCTGGTGGTCGAACCCGCATATCGAGCGGCGTGGTGGGGCCGAAACCGGGGTTGGATCGGCCTGGCAGCCGGAGATGAAGCCGATCTGGTTCACTGAACTCGGCTGTCCGGCGATCGATCGCGGGGCGAACCAGCCGAATGTCTTCGTCGATCCGAAATCCTCCGAAAGTCTCGTGCCCTATCACTCGCGCGGCTTTCGCGACGATCTCGCCCAGCGGCGATTCCTGGAGGTGACTCTGGAGGCTTGGCGGGAGGGTGTGGGAGCCGAGGCGGCGTCGCTCAACCCGATCTCCAGCGTCTATGGCGGGCCGATGGTTGCCGCAGACGCGATTCACGTCTGGACCTGGGACGCGCGGCCCTATCCGGCCTTTCCGAGCCGCACGGATCTTTGGACCGACGGCACCAATTGGCGGCTCGGCCATTGGCTGAACGGCCGGCTCTCCAATGCGCCGGTCGATGCGCTGATCCGCCAGATCCTCACCGACCACGGGATCACCGATTTTGAAACGCAAGATTTGGAGGCCTGTCTCGATGGCTATGTGGTCGACGGGCCCCGGACGGCACGAGAAGACATCGAGACGATTCTCGATCTTGTCGGTGCCATGGCGGTGGAGTCTGGTGGGACCATCGCCTTCTCGACGCTCGCTCGCAAGCGCGAGCCGATCATCATCGACGCGCTCGTCGACCCGGACGGGCCGATCGTGGCCAAGAGACGCGGCGAGGCCGGCGAACGCCCCGACGAGGTCGCGATTGGCTTCTCCGACCCTGACCGGGCCTATCAGCCGGGCGTTGCCGATGCCTTGAAGGCGAACGCCGCCTCGCCGCGTAAGAGCATTACAATGAGCCCCGCCGTGCTTCATGCCGAACGGGCCGAGCGCTTTGCGGCGCGGCTTCTCGCCGAAACGACCGACGGCTTGGAGACGATGGATTTGTCCCTGGCGCCGAACATGGCGGCGATCGAGCCGGGCGACGTTCTCGCCATCGATGGGCGCGAGGGCGAATGGCTCGTCACGCGCATTGCCAGCGGCGAGGCCCGAAAGGTCGAAACGCGGCGCTTCTCGCGTCGCGAGGGGCAAGGCGCCGGGAGCCTCGATCGCAAAGAAAGTCCGCCGCCTTTGATCGCGCCGGTGCTGGCCTCTCGACCGGCTGTCACGCTTCTCGATCTCTCCGGCTCGCCGCTCGGGGAAGAGGGCGGGCCGAGAGTCGCGCTTCAGGCCAAGCCATGGCTTCCTTATGCCGTCCTCGCCGGACCGCCGGGCGGTGGCCTTTCGCACCGCGCCATCGTCGAGCGGCCGGCGGTAACTGGCACGCTGATCGAGCCGCTGGCGCCGGGGCCGGTGGGCGTCTTCGACAGAGCCGGACGAATGACCGTGCGGCTTGATCGGGGCGAACTGGCGACCCGGCCACTCGGCGATGTGCTTGCGGGACGAAATGCCGTGGCACTGCTGAGAGAGGAGGGGGCGCGCGAATTCGTGCAATTCGTCGATGCCGAGGAGGTCGAACCGAATCTTTATGTGCTGAGCGCTCTGATTCGCGGGCAAGGCGGCAGCGAGGCCGAGGCCGCAACCGTGACGCCGGCCGGCACGCGCTTTCTCTTGATGGACGAGGCGGTGACACCCCTGACTCTGAGCGATGCCGAACTCGGCCGGCCGATGGCCCTGCGCGTCGTCCCGCTCGGTCGACCTCTGGACGATGCGGCCGGCGTGACCCTCGAAGCGAGCCTCGGTCTTCAAGCCAAGCGCCCGCTTGCGCCGGTCCATCTCCGGGCGCGCTTTTCCCCGGATGGCGGCTGCCTGTTTCGCTGGATCCGGCGCGCGCGGTTCGGCGGCGACAATTGGGCGGCGGAAGAGGTGCCGCTCTGCGAGGAGCGCGAAGCCTATCGCCTCGCGATCCGGGCCGGCCCCGATGATACCGAGCCAGCTGTCTTCACCGAGACGAGCGAACCGCGCTTCGTCTTGTCCTTAAGCGATCAGATGGCGGTTTTCGGCGGTTTGGCGCCGTCGCTCAGCCTGTCCGTCTCGCAGGTCAGCGCGGTCTGGGGCGCCGGCGCCGAGGCGCGGCGCCTTTTCGCAAGGCCTGGCGCCTGAGCCCCTATTTCATCCCCCGAAAGACGAGAAGGAGTTCCGTCATGCTGAACGACAAACCCTGGTATCAGTCGAAGACCGTCTGGGGCGGTCTCGTCGCCCTGGGGGCGGCGCTTGCCGGTCTCGGCGGGCTGCATGTGGCGCCGGCGACACAAGACGCGATCGCGACCGCGCTTCTCGATACGGCGGCGGCCATCGGCGCGCTCGTCGCCATCTATGGACGTCTGGCCGCGGACAAGACACTCCGCTAG